TTTCCAGCTTTCAGAGATGTCCGGTCTTGGTTCGCCTACCATCTCATCCCATTTTGAGTACTGTTCTTCTGGGACAACCCTACAAACTTCGTCCTTTATAAGCTTCCATTTTTTTACAAAGTGCGGTTCAGATGCATCACATCCATCCATCACTTGCAATGGAGACTTCCAACTAAAATCATAATCACTTTCTTGGCTTTCGTAAAATGCTAAATCTTCTAACACCATTCGAAAAACCCAATCTCTGTCTTCCCATCCGCCGTTTGTGTATCTTTGATCCCACCATCCTATTTTTCTGACTAATTCTTTTGAAAGGCCCATGAAGCCAACATTCCACTGCATGGCGCAAGCGAAACCATTTTCAAGGAGAGTAATAATTTTTTGAGCTTGATGTACGGTTGGCAATACCCTGTCGTTCACCATAATAACAAATTCTGTTGGAGAAGTTGCGATTGCTTCATTCAACATTTCGGAATAGCTAGGGTATGCATGGGGGAATCTATCTATCCTGTTATTCCAATAAACTTTATATTTGTCTTCTAACTGAGACAAAATTTTCATTTGGTTATCGACCACTTTTTGATCACAACCGCAATGTAGTGAAATCGTTATTTCGGTTATTTTTTCCATTCTCTTTGCAATATGTTTAATATGTTATTGGCGCGAGACTTGGTAGTAGCATTATTGAGCAACCACTTCCTTTGCTGGTCTATGAGAGATAAATAAAGCGAGGAGGGCTGGTTATCTACTACTAGCTGTTTAGTTATAATATCTAGCTCTTCTTTCGTTGAGTAAGACAAACACGGCATAAATGTAGGGGAGCAGAATTGAGGCTTTAGGTCGTAATCTTTAAATAGGAGTAAAGTTCCAGCGGCAATTATTTCATAATGCCTCAGACAGTCCCATCCTCCTTTTTTGCATGTTAATCCTATCCATGACTTAGAAAGATCTTCGTAATAGTCGTCTTCATCAGTAAAAATGTGATGAGCTCTTCCTCCTCCAAGATCTTGCACTTCTTTAAACAAGGCGCTATCAGGTGCAGTTTTTTGATAGAGTTGAGTCTTTTTTGAGAAGTCAATTTTTCTTATTTGATATTCAGGAATACCAAATCCAGTGGGGTGTACATTTTTTACGTTTTCTACAAGCTCTCTTTTAAAAGAGTTATTTTTTTGGACCCCTATTATATTTTCGCCTTGAAAATTTATCATGCGTGGCGCGTGACCGTATAAGTCATGCCCGTCTAAGTGCCAGATATTTTCTTCGGAGACTAAATCGTTAACCTCTTTAATTTCTTGTTGATTGTAAGCGTTTGAAACCCCGTAAATAACATAGTCAAAGTCTTTAAGCTCTCTTTGTTTTTTTGAAAGATCCTTTATGGGTTTTTTATACAAAGTAAACCCTCTACCGTGAAGATCCTCTTTTTTAGTGGAAGACCAATCATGGTACATTACTTTTTTTCTGGGGAAATCAACGCAATTTTCACCAAGCACTTCTCTTAGGCCGTGCAATATGGAAACCTCCAAAAGGTCTCCTTGGCTTTTCGGATCTATTGTTGAAACAAATAAAACTCTCATCCTTCGTACAGGTCAGACATTTTCACGTATTCTTCGTTCCAAGGCTGATTGCCAGCAAAGTGTCTAATGATTGTGTCTTTTTTTAAGCTTCGGTTAATGTTGTATTTTTGAAGCATACTACTGACTGCATCATTAGCTTCTTCAGCGAGTAGTGTGCAATCCCATTCTGGGCCTCTGACTTCTACATGCTCGTTTAGTTCGTCTATTGAGTATTCTAAATTTTTAGTGACTTTAGAATGAAAGCCGTAGTTAGGCATATCCTTAAACGGTTTCCAGCTATGAGGCAGTATTCCTGCAAGTGTGTACCAAGCAGCTTGCTCCCTGAAGTTTTCCCAGTGGTCATCATTACGCATTTTTTGCCAAAGATCTTCACTGAGAATATTCTCCACTAAGTTTTTAGACCAATCATTTATTGTGATTGTATAGTTACCCATGCAGTGAGTGTTGCCGTTATCGACAGAGTAAGAAAAAGACTTTTGAGTTTCGTAAGATTGGTCACTTTTAACTATAACCATATCTGCATCTAAGTGAGTAAATACATCCCCATCTTTTAATTCGCCGTTTTTTATCATTTCTTGAAGGATAGTAAACTTCCACCAAGTTGGGTTCTCCCTAAAAAGAGGAGGGGTATCTTTGATGAACATGTATTCAAAGCCATGCTTCTCGCAATATTTTTCGTTTAGCGGAGATATTTTATTTTCAAAGAACTCTTGCTTGTGGTCTTTATAATTAGCGATTACTAGAAATATTTTTTTCATTTTACCAATAGCATCCACCTTCGTGGAAAAATTGTTTATGGTCTTCGAACTTAGGATCTGGGGTCTCTTCAGGCAAAGGCCTTACCCAGTGCTCATTCATATACTCATCCATCTCACCGTTCTCATCCCATCTTCTCCCTCTTATGCCGGGAAATAGCTGGGTTGCTCCTGCTGCATGTATTCCTGCTTTTCCAATTTTTTTAGCGTGAGCAGAAAGTGGCACTCCCCAGAAACCAGCGCCAACGAGAAGTACATCAAAATCAATTGACTCCATTCTTTTCTTCATATCTTCAAGAGAGGAGAACCAATCAGGAAACTCTGGCTCTATGAGGTAGTCATACAGAGGAACTTTAAGGGTTTTTATTTTTACATTATCGGGGAAAAGTTTTTTATTGGACCAAACTAAATTGAGTTTATCTTTTTGATTCTCAATTGATTGTTGGAATGGGTGAGCAATTAGTAAAGTTTTACCTTCCAAGCCTAAAGTCCAAGGATTATCAAAATGATAAGCTGCATACGGAGACATTTCGGTAATGATCGCATCTTTATTAACGTAATCTATGCAAAGCTTATCCTCTGCTAGGTTAGCTCCCGTGGGTGTAGATTTTGTCCAAGTGCCGAACATGTCTACTTCACTTAGCGTTGAGAGGTAGTAATTACAAAAATCTTTTAATATATTGTACTCTGTTGGGTAAAGGCCTCCCATGTATCGAGACTGAGTACTTACAGGTATGTTAGGGTGAAGTCTACATTGATTAAAGTCTGGGTTTTCGGTATTCTGGAGGAATACGTCTAAAAGCATCATCTCAGACATTCCTATACGGCCAAAGGAAAAGCTTTTGCCCTCTTTGACCCAAGAAGAAACTAATTCATGACCATAAGGGTCGCTGTATACTGGCCTTTCCCCAAAGTAAGATTTTATATTTTCACTCATTCGTTTGGGTGATTTTTAAAATGATTAATTATGTATTGAGTAGATTCAAATGAGCCCTCTCTTGAACAATTTCTAAAATACCAGTCTACACAATTAGCGGACATTTCTCTCCATTGATCTTTAGAGCAGCTATTTACTATGTCTTCTACTTGTTCTGGATATTCAGCATAAAAGTAATGGTAATTTTCTCGTAGCGGTTCAAAGTAAGTATTGTCTACTCCTTCTGTGAAAATAGGTACTGTGCCTAGCCCCATTAACTCTATCTCTCTTTGGCATTTGGGGCCGTGACCAGAAAGGCAAAGCCCGAACTTGGCTCTTCTAATTTCTCTCAAATATTCCTCATTAGATAATCTGTGATTTCCAGAAATACCGAGCTCTATTGGCATTGAGAAAACCTCTATGGAATCAGACCAGTCTTTTTTGGTTCTTTTTTGGTGTTGAATTGGATTTTCTACTTTGCCCAAGAAAATGGAGGATATGTCTCTTTGGTCGTAATTCCATATACCTTCATTGATACACACCTCTAATTTTCTGGGATGCCTTGGCCAATATATCCAAGGTGTTGATTTTGGTCCTGAGTAAACCTCATTAGCAAAAAGACCTAGCTCCCAATCAACTGGTAAATTTGTTAGCCTGTCGTGCTCGTAAAGAAGGACATCTCCTAATTCATTCGCCCAAGTACATCTTTCGTTAGACTGTACTGATTCGCAAAGCCCACTTTCTTCCCACATTGTAATTAACTCTTGCAGGGAATCCTGCCATGAAGTCTTTGCTCTATGTATTTTCATTTTTTAATTCTTCCATTTTTTCTAAAATGGATCTGTATTCCATGTTAAAGGATTGTTCCATGTGCTCAAAAACTATTTGCTGCAAGCCTTCCCCAAAGTTTGGGTACTTTAACTCTTTAAGTGTGTGGAAATGAAAATTTACTGCTGGTAACGCGCCAAAAAACAATTTTTGGTCTTGTACATTCAGCAGTTCAATTCTCTTCTTCGTCTTATCAGTAAGGAATCTCCACCAACCAATGTTGTAATTCATTGGCAGATTTAATGTCAAGAAAGATTTTAGAACTAACTCTAAAGGTTTTTGTTCATAATACAAACCCAAGGACTTGTGGTTTGATGTTAGGGTCATCCAGTGTCTTATGAACTCTTGATTGCTTATGAAAGCCATGCCGCAGTTGAAGTATCCCGTTACTTTCTCGTCCCCAAAACCGTCCGTCATATGTGGGCATACGCAAGCGTCAACCTTCTTGTTTGCTAATAGCTCTAATATGTTTTCATCTATTGGGTTGGTAAAGATCATGTCATTGTCTATCAATAAGACAAATGGGTGATGCTTCATTCCCTCGGAGCATATAGAAAACTTGGTTAATATTAATTTCGTAAAGTTCTCATTTTGTTTTTCATCATTAACAACATGATCACAATCATCGTTTTCTATAAGTAAGTGCGCGTGTACTTTTTCAGATTCCTCTATCGAGTTTTTTACGAATTCATCGCAAGAAATATACCACTCGCAATCATGAAATAGCTCTATGGAGTGCTTGAACAGAAGAAATTCTTTATAGCAATTTTCCGTTACTACTGTGCATACTGGAAGTATCATTTAATTATAAAATTTCTATAATCTGCCATTTCGGAGTATTTGACTCTCAGGTCATTAACCTCTTGAACCGCCTCAGAAAGTGTTTCTTTTTTAGTGGAAACTCCCTCTGGGTTTTTATAGTATAAACCTAGAGTTCGGTCAATCCCTTTAAACAAGCTTCCTTGGGAGGCTGCTCTTAGCCAAAGATCAAAGTCTGCTGCTGAAATCATATCGGTCTTGAAGTGGCCATAGTTGTCATGAAGCCTTCTTCTCCATACTGGGCAGTTATGCGGCATATTGAATTTTAGAAGGTTTTCGTATGAGAACTCAGGCATTCTGTATTCAGCTACTGCATTGTTAAATTCGAAAGTATCCTTTTCCGTGCAGGTCATCAGCACATGTGCGTAGGCTAAATCAATCTCTGGGTTGGATTTAAGGCATTTTACGTGTTCCTCTATGTGCTCTGGGTGTCTTTTGTCGTCAAGATTCCAATTAGATAAAAAATCTCCTTGGGACATCTCTATGCCTATGTTCCAAACAGCATAAACCCCCGGATCTTTTTCGAGGGTCATATATTTGATGTTTTTATATTTTTTTTCGTAGTCTAATATTACCTCTTCCTCTTGTTCTTTTTCTGGGGAATTGGCGTTTATAATTACAAATTCTACATCGTCAAAAATCGACTGCTTTAAGATGTCTTCGAAAAATGCTTCAATCCATTTAGCCCCTTTAAATACAGAGGTGAAGCAAGATATTTGATAATTTTTTTCCCCTGTCATTTTAAAGTGTAAAACTATATATGAACTTGATTGTCATATCAAGCCTAACTTGCAATGACGGTCTTTTCTTTCGCTATATTTCTATGATGTCCAAGACAGAATTGGACATGGATATTCTTATTGAGTCCAAAAAAGAAGAGGTGGATCAATATTATTCTATTTTAAAATCTCACGGATGGTTTGATTACGTGGACGATTTTGTGTATCCAGAGCATAGACTAGAAGGGATAAGGCTAGATCGAGAGCTAAATTACCCCATGACAATAAAAGTCGATAAAATAGCCTGTGAAAATACCCTTAATATATTAGGGCAGATAAAAAGTATGAACAGGTTTATTTAGAGCCTAGATTGTCTATTTTTTGCTCTAATCTATCAAATCTATGATTAATTGCTTGGGCAAACTCCCTGAAATCATCTTTACCCATATATTTATCAGGTAATGAAAGAGCTAGTTTGTTGTGTTCTGCCCATAGTTTGTCCTGCTCTTGGTCTGATAACTCTTTAAGGTGCTCTAACTCCGTTCGCATGTCTTTTATAGCTGCGTAAGTTACCTTAAACACCCAACCGCCGAAAAAGGTCAAAAGACCTACTACTGCGTTAAAGAAAAACTGAAAATCAATCTCCATATGTATCTCCCTCTAATATAAGTTACACAAAAAAACCCCCTCTGGGAAAAGAGGGGGGAAAACTAAGTTTTATCTATGAGGTTTGATCATTAATGATGCAGCTTTCAACCAAGCTAACATCGCTACAGACATCCAAGGGTCGATCATTTTGGTGGCAACTAAGGCTCCAAACAAGATCAAGACTCCCCCTAGTCTACAATCTGGGCATTTTACGGCTTTCATGATCCAGTCTTTTCCCTTAATGATCCAGTTTTTAACCTGTTTCATTTCAGGGGACTTGGACGCAATCCATTTTGAGATAGATCCCCATTTGGATTTAATCCAAACGTCGATCTTATTAGCCCATGACATCTCGGAGTTGCTTTTTTTGTTTTTATGTCTCATAACAATTGCCTCCTTGAGGCATTTATATTTACACGGAAAGTGTAAGTATATGTATGCGTATTTTTACATTAAATAAAAAAGTAAGACTATTGGGGGTTTTGCTGCTTTTTTGGGCTGTTTTCTTCTCTGGTTTTGAGTTTTACGAAGTAGATGGGGATAGCATGAATCCGACTTTAAAGGACGGAACTAAGGTTTTTGTTAATAGTATTTATTGCAAAATAGTTTCGCCTGATAGAGGGGATATAATCGTAACCGATGACCCTAATGACAATTCAGATCACTTAATAAAAAGGGTGGTTGGTCTTCCAAATGAAAGAATAATGATAAAAAACGGATTTATTTATGTAGATGGAAGAAAATTAGAAGAAAAGAATAGAGAAAGAATAATGCTTACAAGAGATAGTATTTATTACTTAGATACAAATGAAATAAAGTTAAAGTATAACGAGTATTACATTATTGGCGATAACAGGAATCATACTTGGTACGGGATTATCAAAGAGAAGCACATAATCGCAATGCTGGTTAATCAGCGATAGTGTAAATAAATACATGCAAATTCTTAGTTTAAATGGATACAAAATAAAAGTTTGCTTATGTGAAGACGGTTATTGGAAACACGATACGGTTTTTATATACAATAATTCTAAGTGCATAGCAGAAAAAGAAATACAACTTATAATGGATTACCTACTGAGTGAAGGGTTCATTAGAGATAGAAGAACTAAATTTTTCATACCAGAAAAAGAGGATTAGACATGAAAAAATGGCTAATATGCAAGGATGGTGATTGCTGGGATGTTTCTGGGTCTGAGATGGCTGAAAGAAAAGTCATTTCAAAATCGGAATATTTTAAAATAAAGAAAAAAATAGACGGTAAGTTTTTGCTTACCGCCTTTCTTTGGTTCTCTATTGTTTTAAATATTGTATTCTTAGGAATTCTCCTAAAAATCATCCTCTAAAACTCCAGAGTTCTGATAATCTTTAACCTTGCGCTCAAAGAAGTTTGTCATGGCTGCGGTATCGACTACTTCTGACAGCCAAGGGAAAGGGTTCTGAGCGTTCTCAAAAGAAAACTCAATTCCAATTCCTTCAAGCCGTCTGTTGCCGATATATCGCATATAATCAACAAACATCTCAGCGTTTAGGCCAAGAATTCCTCGTGGAAGAACATCGTGGGCATATTGAATTTCAAGCTCTACGGCTTTTTTAATATGCTCAGTGGTTTCTTCCTCGAACTTTTTTGTCCACACCGATGGATACTGTTCTTTAATCGTATTTATTAAATACGTACCAAATTGGATATGTAAGCTCTCGTCTCTAAGAGTATATCTAATTTGATCAGAAAGTCCGGGCAGTTTATTTTGTCTGCCAAGGGCTAGAAGCATAGCGAATCCACTAAAGAAAAAGGTTCCCTCACAAACGATATAGTAGGTAATCAAATTTCTCAGAAACTCTCTTTTTCCCTCTAAAGTCTTAGTACTGAAATCTTGCCTGTTGATGTTAGAGGTTATACTCATTAGGAAATCATCCTTCGCCTTAATTGAAGGTATGTTGACATAGGCTTCGTAAACCTCAGATATTTTTAAAGAGTAGCTATCGCAGCAAGTTACGACTGTCCAGTTGTGTAGGGACTCTTCGTATGCTTGCCTCATTATGTACTGACCACATTCAGCGTCTGTTATCCATTTTGCGACATTAAGTAATAAATTATTGCCAACCAAGGACTCACTTCCAGCAAAAAAACCAAGACATCTTTTAACGAGTAGCTTTTCATCTTTAGAGAGATCGTCTCCTTTCCATTGTTTTACATCATCCGACATATTAATTTCGGATGGCGACCAATTATTTGCTACGCCTTTTTGAAAAAGATCCCAAGCAAATTTGTGTTTATGTGGGAGAATCTGGTTAACTCCCGTCGTGTTTTCATCTAGTAATAATCCTGTTTTACTCATTTTCCATCCTTTGTATTACTGACAGCTTTCGCATGTTGGATCTAGTATACTACAAGCTTTAGTCATTTCTCCTATGGCCTCATGCTTGCTTTCTATTTCCTGCATTGGCGTATTCGTAGATTTTTCTATTTTACTGGCAGATAAATTTCTTAAATAATATGTGCTTTTTAGGCCTCTATTTCTCGCATGAATGTATAAATCATTCAAGTATTTTAAAGAGGTTTCTTTGTTGAACAGGTTTAAAGATTGACCCATGTCTATCCACTTCTGTTTTGCCGCCGCTGAATCGATTAACTTAAACTGATCTCTTTCAAAGCAAGTTGAGTATCTTTCTTTTAAGTCCTCTGGGATGTCTCCATTTAATAAAGATAAATCTCCATCAACAGATTTTATGGCTTCTATGAGCGCTTGATTCCAGATACCTCTTTCTTTGCACTCTTTGATAAACCATTCATTTACAATAGTTAAATTGCCACTTTTATTTTCATAAACAAATAAGACCGAGAAGTCTGGCTCAATACAGGGAGAGCATCCTTGTATGTATGAAATAGTAGCAGTTGGAGCAATTGCCATAGTGTTGCTATTACGCATTCCATGATCTTTTATGTGGCTCCTTAATTGCTTCCAGTCTACTTCTGGGCAAAACTTTTTACCTCTATGGAGTATCGGTTTTTGATCAAGGTAATCCATGAGGTTTTTATATGTGTCAATTGGTAGAACATCTTGACTCCAAAGAGACCCGTCATATGTAGAGTAAGCTCCACGCTCTTTAGATAGCTTGGTAGAGTTAAGTATACAGTGATAAGATATGAACTCATAAAGCTCGTCTGAAAACTTCACAGCATCGTCGCTTGAGAAATTCACCTTGTAAGAGTGAAACACATCAGCCCAACCCATGCTTCCAGCACCCACTGGTCTGTGTTTTAGGTTCGATTTTTTAGCTTCTTGAGTTGGGTAGAAGTTAAGGTCAATAACGTTGTCAAGCATACGCATTTGGACCTCAATTGTTTTAGCTAACCTATCAAAATCTAATTCTCCGTTGTCTTTAATGTGCTGTTTTAAATTTACAGAACTTAGGTTACATACTGCTGTTTCACCGACTTCGGTTTTTTCCCCTTCTAAAAATCTAGAAGGTTTAGTATGAAGAAAGATTTCAGTGCATAGGTTTGAGCTATGAACCACACCTTCATGCGAATTAGAGTAGCGAAAATTGGCGTTATCCTTAAAAGTCATCCAAGGGTGTCCGGTTTCAAAAAGGACTCTTAGCATTTTCTTCCAGAGGTCTTTGGCTTTTACGACTTTATGGTTTTCAAGTTCTCCGCTGTCTGCAAGTTTGCAGTATTTTTTATATCTTTTATCGAACTTGTCTCCGTAAAGCTCGTGAAGATCACGGGTATCCGATGGAGAGAATAAATACCAATCTTCATCCGATTGAACTTTTCTAATGAAAAGATCTGGAAGCCAGTTTGCGGTATTCATGTCGTGACACCTTCTGCGCTCGTCTCCAGTGTTCTTTTTTAAATCAAGAAAATCCTCTATGTCCAAATGCCAAGGCTCAAGATAAGCACAACCTGCTCCGGGCCTTTTGCCTCCTTGGTCTACAGCAATAAGCGTATCGTTGTATATTTTAAGCCAAGGAATTAATCCAGATGATTTACCGTTAGTGCCTTTTACATAAGAGTTTGCTGCTCTGAAATTTGAGACATCAAAACCTAGCCCTCCAGCAAACTTGGACTTTCTAGCTTCTTGCCACAGACCTTCAAAAATTCCATCAATTGAGTCGTCAAAAGTATTAAGATAACAACTGGAAAGCTGACTGTGAGTACTACCGCTATTAAAAAGGGTAGGAGTAGAGCAACACAGGTAAAACTGAGACAACGTATCATAAAACTCAATAGCTTTTTCATTTTTGTTTTCTTCATTTATAGCTAACCCCATAGATACTCTCATCCAAAAGGCTTGAGGGGTCTCCATTATTCTTCCATCTATGTGGTGAAGATATCGATCAGCTAGTATTTGTAGACCAAGATATTTAAAGTTTAAATCTCGATTAGAGTCGATATGTTCTGAAAGCATCTTAAGATCGAAATCAAGAAGCCTCTTGTCTAGGATGTCTTCCTTTATTAGTTTTTTTGTGTTTCTTATAAAAGAGAGCTTGTATTGGTTATCATATATATCTTTATCTACGCTTTCGCCAAAGACTTCTTTATATATAGAGGAGAGTAAAAGTCTTGCTGCTACATACGAATAATTAGGCTCTTTTTCAATTTTTTGCCTAGCACTCATTATGAGAGCTTTATCTATTTCATCGGTGGTTATTTTATCGTAAATTTGTACATGGGCATCTAGTACTACCTCGCTTGCGGAAACATTCTCTAGCTCATTACAAGCCCAAGAAGCGCAAATGTTTATTTTGTCTATGTTTAGTTCTTGGAGTCTTCCATTCCTCTTTTTAACGTGTATTACTTGAGAGTCTTTATTCATGATACAATAAAATTTACAGATTTTTTGTGAAGTTTTTCACAAAAAGTTCCTTATAGGAAATTTTCTTTTTAGAAGAATTAAAAAGGTGTATTAGACCTTCATTTAAAGACCTAACCCCCCTTGGTTCGGATGCCTCTTGCCGTTTCGATCTTTGCTCCACTTTTCGTAATAGTCTTTTTTAACGGGGTCTTGGCCACCGTTTTGTTTTGCTCTTTTGTCGCTTGCCTCTCTAGCTTGATCAAAAAGATCCCCCATCGAACCTTTTTGATGTCTCGTCTTTTCCACAAACTGGTTTGCACTGAGAGGTGCGGTGTCTACTGATGCGTTAGGGACTGTAAAAACCCTATTCCATTCAGTTCCATCTTCGTCAACGTAAACGTGTTCCTCTTTTACAGACTGAATAACCTCAATGGTTTGTCCAGTTTTGGGGTGCTCGAATACGTAACAGGGCATGAGACTATATTAGGTTGAGAAGAGTGTCAACAGTTTTGTCTATCTTGAAGTCTTCTTGGATTTTTAAGCCAGCTTCATTAACTCTGTTTGCTTCAAGTCTTTTAATTGACTCTTCGCAAGCGGCTATGAATTGATCTTCATCGAAGTCAAAAATTTGTCCTTGATTAAATGGCTGATTTGGTTGGAAGAACATTCCATCGTAACAGTCAATCTGTTCTTTAGGATCAACTAACACTGCGTTGTCCTTATTGGCCCATTCTTTATAGGAGTGAGCGTTCATAATAACTGCGTGTTTACCTAAACCAACTGAGTGAAACTCTGGTAATCCCCAGCCTTCACCGCCTGACATTCCTAAGATTATATCTCCAGAATTTAAAAAATCATTGTAGACAGAATTTTTCTGCATGTGACCTAAAAAGTTCACATTAAAGTAAGACTTGTTCTCTAAGACTCTATTGATAAGCGCGTTGTTGTCTTGCTCTTTTAAGAACGGGTTGTATACAGCGCACTGCAAGAAATATTTTTTATCATTGCCGAATTTTTTAACCCAAGCTCTGATTAATTTTTCGTGACGTTTTCTTTTTTCAATTTTACCCACCACATTGAAAGTTATTCTCCCATCGGTGAAATATTTTTTATCTGTTCTCTTAAAGTTGAAAGAGTCAAACGCTAAAGGGACGTAATCTGTTTTTATACCCCTCTTTGAAAATGCTTCTTGAGCGTACCTTGACGTTAAAACAGTGGTGTGATTCTTTGCGATATTTTGCTCTACCGGAGTTGGGTCATTTAACTCGTAGAAGGTTAGCAATATTTGCTTTTCACTTACTGACTCAAGAGATCCATTTAAGTGCCAAAGTTTTATTACAGGCTGTTTCCTGTCGTGATCGGTCAGAGATTTGTTGATACATTTTTGTATCCAATCACCGAACTCTTGATCTATGTTTTGGCAAGAAAGATCAACCCCGTTCCCAATGGTAAATAAGCAGGGCTCAAGAGATCGCTTATGTATCTCCCTCAAAACATGAGTAGATACTTGACCAAAGGAAACGGAATTGAGTGGTAAATGAAGTGCAAAGCTCATTTAGAACAAATCTTCTTCAGAGTTGTCGGTTGCAACGGTTTGCTCTTCTTGTTTCTTGACAGTCGTAGAACTGGTCTGACGATTCTCGGATTTATAGATAATGAAATCGGGGTGGTTATCGCCATTTTTATTCTTATTTCTAAAAATAACGACTTCTTCTTGATTGTCTTTTTCGCCAATCTTACCGTAGAAGTACTTCCCGCTCTTTCCTTCTCGTACCCAGAGAGCGCCGAGTTCACGCTTCTGCCATTCGTTTTGCTGTTTATTGTTGTCGTCTGACATAATCAGCACCTATTTACCACCTTGCTGACAGTGAAGTCAAGTTGAATCATTTAAAAAAATGTCCGTGGTCTTTTTTAATTTTATTTAAAGCGCTTTTAACTTTCGGTTTTAAATTATTCAGAAATTGGTCGTCGTTTACGTTGAAGGTAGGGAATTGAAACTTATAATCTGCTCTAACCTTAACTAAAGGGTCATGCATACGCTCTTCTTCGTTAGCTGGCCCTATTACGTTTTTAATTTTCTCGCCCTCACTATTTATTTCATTGTCAAATCTGCTCAAATGAATAACTACTCCCTTTTTCTGTTCTTGAACCCAGTAAGTTTCATCTTTTTCATAATAACTAAATCTAAGGTCGGTTATTATAAATAAAGTCTTTTTTGAAGTAGATAAAGTTTTTATGTAATCTTCCACTTTTTCAATCCAATATCTTCCGTAGGAAGTTTCTCTTTTGACCTTTGCGTAAGCAACTAGCAGTGGCCTAATCTTATCTTTCTCCGATCTAGTGCATTCAGTCGGGTCAATGTCAAATTTTTCTATAATAAAATCTTTTAGATCGTCTTTTAGATGATCAGCCAAAGAAAGTCTTTGTACATTAAGTTCGGGGTATTCGTTTTCGAGGATTTCTTTAGAAATTTTATAAAAAGTGTCTTTTCCACACCCTGCGACCCCTCCTATACCTATGAAGAACTTTTTAGCCATAGGAATAATTATAGTTAATTTAATTTTTTATTTCAAGTTTATTTGTGGAATGTTAATGATTTCATTTTACTGCACCTCAAACTTTTCAAATAATGGAAGATTTTTATACCACTCCATAACTCTACCATATTTTTTTTCTAAAAGAAATTTAATCTCATCAGGCATCTGAGTCCAATCGCTCTTACGCCTCTTAAACTCATAGACTGATGGATCAACATTAATACCCCAAAAATCCACCAAAGGTTTGATTCCATATTCGCTAAGAGCTTCATACCTCATAAACATCAAATTATATTGCCTATCAGTATTATTAAGGTATCCATCAGCATGTTCTTTGTACTTATAGGCATCATATGGATCTACCAAATACTCTGCTAGAGTTTGATCCTCTCTATCCTCAAAATACTTGTAGTCACCACCGCACTGTTTTGTGTGAACTTTATTAAAAGTTTCGCTTCTAGCAAAAGAACAGATTGTATAATCGTAAGGATTGCACATCAGATAAACAACTTTAGAGCCTTTTTTAAAAACATTATAATTTGGATTTCTACAGTGATGATCAATTTGTGGATCATTAAAGTGGCCACCAAGAACTCCAATAATAGAGTAAGTTCCTGTACATCCTTGTGTGATTAAAAAATTTTTCATGCAGATCAATAATTGAGTTTATTGTTTCAGGTTTTTATTTCAAGTTTATTTGTGGAATGTGAACTTTTCTTTAAGCAATAAGACAAAAAATACCCCCCCATAGAGGGGGATATTGATTTTGTCGGAATGCAAATCTTCTTTGAAGCCCCTTTATATTTTAATGCGTGGGGAGCGCGACAAAATGCGAGCGGAAAAAATCCGCGATAAACTACCACCTGTTTAGGGAGGCGAGAGGGACTGTGCTTAAAAACTCTACTTACATTTATCTACCACAACACGCTGGGGCATTGCCATAGCAATTAACTATGAGTCCTTTACCTTGTCGCATAACAAGGCCGCTATACCTTTTGATACGGGCTCAAGCCTACCCACCCTACTTTTCTTCGGTTATCTCAGGAAAACTCCACTGATTTCTCCCAGCGAGCTTAAAAGGATTTGCGCCTTTTTGATATGACTATCATTCGTCGCCATCTTCGTCAATGTTTTTTTCTGAAGCCAGCGTTTGAGCTATAAAACATAGAGATTTTATATCTTGTTCTTTTATCTCAGCGGGGTCGCAAGTGTACTGACCCATTCCAACCACCTCACAGAAACTATTAACTATCAATGCAACCTCAGATGTAGTTGAGTAAGTTAAGTCTACATTTTGATTTAGCTGATCTAATTTTCTTTTTAAGATCCAAATTTTACCTTGCTCAGTCTCCGACTCGACAAGCATTTCGGCGCTAACCATATCATGTAGTGCAGCCTCGATAGCAGCCTGATCTTTTTCTTTTTCTAGAGAAATAGGGCAAACAGAAACAAAGTTTTCTTTAATGCAAAAATATTCATTTTGCTTAAACCACTCAAATAAACTTAAACTAGCATCGAAAACAGTCACCAAACACTTTATCTGTTTTAGACCAAAAATCAAAATAAACTTGCAATTGATTTTTTTTCCTTATACTCTCGGAGCCGATGAAAGAAAACATCAAAAAGAAAACCAGAGGTCGCCCATCAGTCAATGTTAATTGGCCAGAAGGGAAAGAGTTTACCGCAAGAGACGTTTTAAAAGAAACTGAACAATCTACAGGAAGAGAGCTTACCCCAACTGCAATTAGGGTGAAAATAAGAAAGGCTCTTGAGGCTGGAGAAATTGAAAGAGTTGGAACTGTCTCGGAGCAAGCTGGTAGACCATTGTTCACCTACAAAAAAATTCAGAAGACCGAGACCAAACACTCTTGGTAGTTCTGTAACCAGCAGGGAGACCTGCTGGGTTTTTTATGGTTTTCGATTATAAAAAACGGAACGATTCTTTTGTAGAGCCAGTAAGAGAAGGTAACGTCTTCAACTTACTGTCTAGTGGTTATTTTAGAATAGATCCATACGAAAGAAAGGTCGTGGATTTCGGTATTTCATTTGAAATGCCAGAAGACGTAATTGCGAACCTATGCCCTCATCCAGAATTATTTTTGGCTAAGGGTGTTTATGTGCTGAAAGATTTTTTCAAAAACGGAGAAAATATCAATGGGGTATTTATGAATGTTTGCTTACCTGATTTTTTATATATCAAAGAAAAATCTGTGTTGGCTAATTCTGTTTTTTTTGGATCTCATAATACCCTAGTATTCGATAAGGGAGATATCGTAGCTAAGTTATTTTTTAGTAAAATAGAAAAGGTGGTTTAAAATGTTAAATGAAATTGTAATGGCCTCGTGCTGGGTTGTGTTTGTTATGTTGATTTGGTTTCAAAGCGATGCCTTTGAATATTATTTAAGATACTTTGGCGTAGGGCATTGGTTCAACATAGACACTTACGATAAAGAAGATCCAGATAAAGACTTGGAATACTTAGATTTTATAAGGGTTAAATATAAAAGTAGGTCATTTATAGTGGCCCTAGTTACTTGCCCTACCTGTTTATGCGTTTGGTTATGCATTGCAGCGTGTTTGACATTTGAATGTATTTATTATTTTCCAATCGTGTTTTTATCTTCTCTTATAGTGTATTTATTAGTAGAGAGGATTTTTTATGCGAACACAGATAGACTATAGAGACTTTATATCTTCTTTAGAAAAAGATGACTCGATTAAAGAAATACCATTTACTAAAAGGGCGGTGCTATTGAGGGAATCCGCTAAAAATTGTTGTAAATGCAACAGGAAGCAAAACGTGCAAAAATTTAAAGATTTCGTATTCGGCGCTGACGCTATGCTTTCGGAAAAAGACAAGCAAGACATAAAAAAACTTCTTGGCGAAATAGATGTAATTCAAGAAGACCAAATAATTTTACAATTATGATAGCGGGGCTTGGAATAGACGTTCAAAGCATCTTCCAAGTATCTAGGATGCTCGACAAGCACGGAGAAAAGTTTCTAGATAAAGTGCTAACAGAGAGGGAAAAAGATTACTGCCTCAATAAGCTCGACCCTAAAGAAAGTATTGCTGGCAAGTGGGCCGCGAAAGAGGCGGCGATTAAGTCGTTAACTGATACAAGTTTTAAGGTGTTTAATTTTTTGGATGTAGAAATAATAAACAGTCCCAGAGGAAAGCCTTACGTTTTATTCAAAGACCAAAAAATACATTATGAGCTTAAATTCTTTTTATCTGTATCTCATTCAGAAGATTACGCTGCGGCGACATGCATAGCTGAAGGAAATGATTTACAAGCATAAGATCAACTCGTTAAGCGAGGAAGAACTTAGCGTTATAGTTTTCTTAATGACTCACTTAACGAATAGCAAAATAAAGTTTGACATTAGTATTTTGCCATTTTATAAACTCGCCTTTGTTCAGCACTTGCTAAAAATTGGTTGGCCCAACGTAAAAGATGAGCATAAAGATTTTTACAAGGAGCTATGCGTAAAATTTGAATTAGAGGTATAAAAATGGATTACGATTCTATATCTGTTCACAAAGGTAGAGAAGAAGTTTATAAGATAGTTATAGAATCAATAGAAGATGTAGTTGTCGTGGCTGACGCTAATATAAATCTTGATACGGAACTCTCGACACTTAGCCTAGACTCCTTGGATGCTATTGATTTAATGATGGACATGGAGGAGATTCACTCCATAAGTATTAATAACGAAAAATTTGATTTCGAAAAAATAAAAACCGTCAGGCATTTTGCTGATGCAATTTATGAAAACTCTACTTTTATAAAAAAATAAATTTGACTTTTATAAAACTTGAATTTAAACCTAAAATCTATGCCAACAGCAAAGAAAACAGCGAAAAAAGCCCCAAAAAAGGCCTCTAAAAAAACAGTATCCAAGAAAAAAGAATGTAGCGAAACTCAGGAGAGTTGCTCAACGTCTGGCTTCCTACGCCAGCGGATTGTAATAATGCTGCTCGCCGCCAACTTTCTTTTTACTGGGTATTTGGTACATTCAGTTATCAAGTTGCAAGATGCTATTTTGACTGAGCAAGCTCCAGAACCAACAAAAACGGTTGATGAAGTTGTACCGCCGCTACCTAGCGGTGAATAAAACACTCCCCCATGAAAATGGGGGTTTTTAAAATTTATGCAGTACTTAAAGCCTATAGATAAAGTAAGGATAGGGATTGTAGGGGGAGGCTATGTTGGCAGTGCCACAGCCTTGCTCGAATCGTCACTAACTGAAGTAGTGGTTTACGATTTAGATCCAAGCAAATGCCGCCCACAAGGCTTTGAGTTTAGCCAGTTGAGACATTGCAATATTGTATTTGTATGTGTTCCAACTCCAATGAAACATAATGGTCAGTGTCACACCGATATTGTGGAGTCAGTGATCAAAGACCTTCAAGATCTTGAAGACGCTCCATACATTGTAGTTAGGTCAACTGTCCCTGTCGGCTTCTGTAAAAAACATGGGGTAAACTTTATGCCTGAGTTTTTGACTGAGAAAAACTGGAGGCAAGATTTTTTTGAAAACAAAGACTGGATAGTTGGTTCTTCAGATTTAAAAGATAAGAATTTTCCCCAAGTAATGAAGCAGATACTAAAAGCTTCTCACAAGGAAGGGAAAATAAAAAATTCACCATCGATTCATTCTTCAGATACTAGCACTGCCGAGCTTTGTAAGCTGGCTAGGAATTGCTTCCTTGCGACCAAGGTTTCTTTCTTCAATGAAATGAGCAAGTTTTCTGAAGCTGTAGGTGTAAATTATGAATCTGCAAGAGAGCTTATAGTTTTAGATGAGAGAGTTGGAGAGAGTCACACTAAAGTTCCCGGCCCAGATGGAAAAGGTGGCTTCGGCGGCACTTGTTTTCCTAAAGACATGAACTCGGCTCAACATCAAATGAACTCAAACAGCAGTGCGTCTATTTTAATAGAGGCGGCAATAAGAAGAAACAACACAGTAGATAGAACTGACCTTGATTGGCTCCAAGATAAAGGCCGCGCAGTCGTCTGATTTTTGCGCCCATAGCTCAGTTGGATAGAGCACGAGTCTTCTAAACTTGGGGTCGGGGGTTCGAATCCCTCTGGGCGTACCAATATGAAACTAAAAGAGCAAATTTTAAAACTCAGAAAGAAAGGTTTTTCTTACAGTAAAATAGCTGAAAAATTAAATTGCTCAAAGTCCACAGTTGCATACTACTGCAATTCATCTACGAAACCTAAAATCATGAAGAGGAATAAGGTTTTGAGGAAAACCGTTGCAGGGATTTTGTACGGAAAGATAGGCAACTTTTTTCATTCTGTTGATCGTGCTTTACCTTACAAACTCAAAAAAGAAAAAAAGAAAAAGCAGACAAACAAACATTCTCCTCAACAGAGAAAGGTTCAAATGTATAAATCAAGAGCTAATGATGGGATCAGAAGAAATAGATGTAAAAAAAATTTTGGGGTTAAAGATTTTTTAAATAAAGTTGGCGAAAACCCAACATGTTACCTAACGGGTAGAAATGTAGACCTTTCAAAAAAAGAAGAGTACCATTTAGATCACATTCACCCAGTCTCCAAAGGCGGATCTAATGAATTAAATAACCTTGGTCTTGCTTGCAGAGATGCAAATGTAGCAAAAGCTGATATGTCTACTGGAGAATTTGTAGATCTTTGCGCCGAAGTCTTACGGCATCATGGATTTAAAGTAACGCCACCTAAGTAAAAATGGATATTATAACAAAAACACTATCGGAAAAAGCCAAGCTCCCAACAACCGCTAACTATGCTGATGCAGGTTATGATTTATCTTCAATTGAAGACCATCACATAAAAGTAGGTGAAAGAAGAGTTGTTAAAACGGGGCTTGCTTTTGTTATTCCCGCTGGCTACTACGGCAGAATCGCCCCAAGGAGTGGCTTGGCGGTAAAAAAAGGCCTAGACGTTATGGCTGGAGTGATTGATAGTACCTACAGAGGAGAAATCGGAGTTGTTCTTATCAACTTAGGAGATAAGCCTATAGACATATCAGAAGGCGATAGAATTGCTCAGATAATATTTGAAACTTGTCACTATGCAGAGTTTATTGATGTAGAAGATATACCTGAAAGTGAGAGGGGCGACGGAGGGTTTGGAAGCTCAGGTGAATAAAAGTGAAAAATGAAACATTAGAGTATCAAAGAGTTTTCTTGGAAAACGTTTCTGACCCCCAAGTTCCTTGGGAGGTGGCGTTTGCTAACTTTAGTGACTACGTAAATCTTTTGCAAAAATCTAAAATAAAAAATAATGAAGATTGCTGCAATTTAGCCTATGAGCTAGAAAAGTGTTCTGACCTTTTAATAAAAAAAGCAATAGATCCAAAAAACATAGCTATGAGCCTTGTAGTTTGGAGAGATAATTTGGGCGGTTAACTCAGTGGTAGAGTATCTCGTTTACACCGAGGCTGTCGGGGGTTCGAATCCCTCACCGCCTACCAAATAAAATGAAAAACGATCAAGACTTTAAGCCCCTTGGGATAAATACTGTTGTTGTGGCTAGTGGATATTTCGACCCTATTCATGTGGGTCATATAGAGTACCTTGAGAAAGCTAGGGCTCTTGGAGATAAATTAATTGTCGTGGTCAACAATGATAAACAAGCCAAGCTGAAAAAGGGGAAATCGTTTATGCCCGTCGAGGACAGGATAAAAATAGTAAGCTCTCTAAATATGGTTGACGATGTTTTCAAGGCGCTTGATGTGGACGAAACAGTGACTCTGAGTTTAGCCTTTTTAAGGCCAGATATTTTCGCCAAGGGCGGCGACAGATCCTCCGACGAGATCCCAGAAGGTCCAGTTTGCCACAATTTAGGCATTAAAATAGTGGACGGACTTGGGGAAAAAATAAGATCTTCTTCAGAATATACTGGATTAAAGTAGTTTTCGGCCATTTTTCGCCCTAAAAGGGGTGTAAATTTGATAGAGGAAAACTATAATGAAAACTATCCTACTATCTCTTCTTCTTTCTGCTTGTGTCTTGGTTGGAGCAGAAAAACTTTCTACCGCAGAACACTTACAAAATGTTTCTGTAACTATCAGATCAGAAGGCCAGTGGTCTAATGGCGAAGGCTCAGGGGTTATCTTCACCCGAAAAGATTCAAAAGGTAATAAAGTAAATTTTGTTTGGACTGCGGCACACGTTATAGACAACCTGAGAAAAGAAAGAAAAACTGTAGTCGGTGGTGCGCCGAAAACTATTGTTGAATTTAAAGACCCTATGGTTGTTAAAGAGATTCGTCAGAATGGACGAACCGTAGGCAGACTTCAAATGGATGCAGAAGTATTAAAGTACAGTGATGCAGATGATGGTCATGACTTAGCATTGCTAAGAATTAGAAAATTTAATTTTGTAGACGACACCGTTACCTTCCACTTAGATAAAGGTAAAATTCCAACTCTTGGCACAGACTTGCTGCATGTAGGTAGCTTACTTGGGCAAATGGGAGCAAATAGCATGACGGACGGCATCTACTCTCAACATGGAAGATTAATTAAATCTTTAAATAAACATGTTTTCGATCAAACGACTTGCACAGCTTTTCCGGGAAGTTCCGGGGGTGGGGTGTATTTGAAGGATGACGCTAAATATATAGGAATGCTTGTCAGGGGTGCTGGGGAAGGATTTAATCTTATTGTCCCTGTTCGTAGAATTATTGATTATTGCGAACAACATAAAATTATGTGGGCTTTAGATCCTAAAGTCGAAATGCCTAACGAGGAAGACTTAAAGAAAATGCCCATAGAAAATACTCCCAAAGAGAAAAAAGATGTAGAGGACGAAGAGAAAGAGGCCGCTAAAAAAGCTTTTCCATTTATGCTTAGAGTATACGAAAAGCACAATGATGGTCGCCCAGATTTCCTTAAAACTAAGCCTCAACTTCTAAAGACAATGGAGAGACACTAATATGAAATACTTAATAATTGCAATCTTGGGGGCGACATTAGTCGGTTGTGCTTGTATGCCGTGTACGGCCAGTGTTGCTTGTCCTTGCGATAAAGTTTGCGCTTGTAAAGGCGAATGTATATGCGATAAATAATCGCAGTGCTGCATAATTTTTCTCAAGTAGACGACTTCATTTGGGTGTGCGATGGCATACTTTCAATTGAAGACTGCCTTCTTTTAAGGGCGGAGGCTATGTCTATGTTAAAAGACGTAACTGTGCTGGACTATGAAAAAGGCCCAATAAAAGATACCAAGTCTAGATATGCCCAAGAAAGTCTTTTACTAAAATCAAATTACAATTCCCAACAAAAAATATATAACTCTATAGAAAAAATAGAGACTATAGTTTCTAACATTACCTGCTTACCAGTAGAAAACCAAGAATACTTAAACATAGTAAGATACTCCGAAGGAGGCCACTATGTTCCCCATTACGACTTCTTCTTAAAGGGCGGGGAAGGATACGATCTTGATATAGCAAAAGGCGGTCAAAGAGTTTCTAGCGTTTTATTTTACCTAAATGATTCCTATGAAGGTGGCGTAACCCAGTTTCCTAAATTGGACAATTTTGAAATAGCCCCAAGGAAAGGTAGGGCTGTTTATTGGAATAATTTTAGAGACAATAAGCCAATTGAAAAAAGTCTTCATTGCTCCCTACCAGTAGAAAAAGGATTTAAATGGATCGGCATAGTTTGGGTAAGAGAAGGCGAGTACTCTCCAAGAAAAGGCTAGACATTTCGATTGAGTTTTATTAACGTTTGCCTATGAGCAAAGTTGATGAAGCTTTAGAATTATTAGATCAAATAATAGAAAAGTCTTCTATAGACGACAAAATTGAGTCTAGTAAAAATTCAGACGTAGCCCTTAATGGTGATGGCTGGATAACTCACCATTTAAAATTAGTTAAAGAAATGCTAAAGGAAAATTCAGATGCCAAAAATTAAAGGTAAAAAAAGTTGCTACATTATAACTAATGATAAGAACTTTACTTTCGGAGCTTTTGAAATGACTGACGAAGGTTTAAAAAAAGCTAAACGATATATGAGAGACTTAAAAAAGAAAAATAATGGAGACTTTTTCATTAAGGAGGTGAAATAATATTTTTGTAGAACTCCTTTTAGAGTGTAAATTAAAGTATGGTACAGGTCACAGTAAAAAGACCTTACAAATGCTCTAAGGAGATTTGTTGTAGTAGTTGTGGTTTAGAATATACTAAGCCTCACTACAAAATACTTTTTGATAGAAAGAAGCTTGTATACTTTGATATAAAACAGAAAAATAATATTAAGCCCAAGACAATTTGCCACACTTGCTTCTTTAAATATATAAACAAAATCTCCAAGAGCAAAAAGAACCCATATCAAATACAATTCATAAATGGCAAAAAGAAAAGCCTTATGGAAATAAGCCCGTTTAAAGAAGTGAAAGATGATCCTTTTGGTGAGTTATGAGTGATACAGATATACAGAAAACTCAAAAGGATTTGCAAATATCCGATGCAACTCTTGAGTGGTTTGCTGCTGAAAGTAAAAAAGCTATTGAAGAATTATACTACTTTGACTCTTTATTAAAAGAAGATCCAGAAATAGACGAAGACGGCGTAATAACAGATGCCCTTGAATACAGTAAAACGAATTTGCTTTACCTAGCGAAAAAAGGGGAGTACGAAATAAAGAGAAGAAAAGAATACCAAAATAAACTAAACAAAGAACTTATACAGACTGTGTTTAATGAAAAAAATTAAAGTAGGCTTTGGAACCGATAAAGACCCAGATTACATACTAATTCCCACTCCTCCGAGGAACGCTAATTGCTTCAAACTTACAGTACAGGGCGAAAATAAGACCGGACACGCCTGTGTAGCTATCAAAGATATTGATACATTATTAGGGGTTTCTGGTGAATTGCGCTTTGTAGAGAAAAAAGGTGTAAAAATAGTAAGAGAGCACCAACCATCCTATACTTGGACTGGTTGCGATATTCTCGAACTAAAAGAGCACCATGAAGGGCAGAAAGGAAAAAAATAAGACATTTAACTTCACTAATTATGATGGTGTAGAGTATACTCTTTTTTTTCGTAAGCCCCATAAAGCATATGGCGAAGCAGACGGGCTTTGCCTAAACCCTCAAGAGGATGAGCCTAAAATATATATAAATCCTCAACTTACCCAGCAAACAGAACTAAATACTTGCATCCACGAAGTCTGTCATGCATATTTTTGGGATGCGCCTGAAGCAAAAGTGACTAAATTTGCTAACAACTTAAGCAGATTACTTTTTAATAAATGCGGATGGCGTAAAGTAAAATGACAGCATTCCTTTTCGACGTAGACAATACGTTAACTCCGCCTCGCCAGAAAATGGATCAATCCTTTCTGGCATTTTTTTTAGATTGGATGAGAGACAGGTCTGTCTATCTTGTCTCTGGGAGCGATGAAAAGAAAATATTCCAACAAATGCCATCAAGTATAATTACTAGATGTTCAGGAGTTTTTTCCAGTATGGGAAACAAACTGTCTATTGATAAAGAATTAATTTACGAAAATAAATTCGACCCCCCAAAAACTTTGATCGAAATGCTATCTTCATTCCAAATTAACACAAAATCTCCCGTGCTTGGTGAGGCTCCCTTTTTTGAATACAGAACTGGAATGTTAAATTTTACAACAGTAGGTAGAAGTATAGGGCTAGAGCAAAGAAATGCTTACTATGAATGGGATGAAAAATCTAAAGAAAGAACTAGGATAGCAAAAAAAGTAGAGGAAACATTTCCTGACTTGGAAGCTAAAGTTGGTGGGCAAATAAGCTTAGACATACAGCCCAAAGGCAATAACAAAACTTTATCAAGCAAGTGGATAAGAGAAAACAAAACTAAAGACATCGTGTTTTTTGGAGACAAGTGCTTTGAGGGCGGTAATGATCATGACGTATCTGTTGACGTTTTAGAAAATAAAGGTAAAGTATTCGAAGTCGGAGATTGGAGAAATACTTTCGCTATTTTGCAAAATGGAGACCTATGATTTAATCAACAGTTCTTTTATATTTGTTGCTGGCTTCTTTTATATTTTAAATCTTTTTAAATTGTGGAAAGACAAAGATGTAAAAGGAATTAGCAAGTTGAGTATTGTATTTTTCTCTTGCTGGAATTTTTGGACCTTTTATTTTTTTATTGTAACTACTAATTTCTTCTGGACTCAATTGTCCTACGCTTTTGTTTCTATAGTAAATGTTTTATACTTGACTCTTCTAATTTACTATATTAGAAACCAGAGCAAATGAGTCGCCTTTCTTGGGAAGAGTATGCGATAGAACTTGCTCGTACTGCGTCTTTGAGGAGTGAAGATCCTCATAAAAAAGTCGGTGCGTGTGCGCTTGACTATAGTAATAAGGTTCTCGGAGTAGGATATAATGGACTAGCTTCTGGTAAAGAAGTCTCAGATGTCTTTTGGGAAGATAGAGACCTACGCAGACCTTACATGATACACGCTGAAGCTAATTGCTTATCCCTCTTTAAAGCTGGAGAATGTAAGATATTAGCGGTTACGCTACTTCCATGTTCCGCTTGCGCTACGTTAATAGCCGCTTATAAAATACCTAAAGTTATATATTCAGAGGAATACAAAAGAGATGAAAAGGCTAAATTGATTTTTGATTTTTATAACATAGAACTAATTAAAATTAACTCTAAGGAGGTGAAGTGACTACTGATAGACCTAAAACAAGCAATAGATTCTACAACGAAGAAAAACTTCCTAAACTTCTTACAGTCGAAGAGGAAAAAGATCTGGCTGAGTTAATTAAAAATTCAAGTGGATCTAAAAAGCAAGAAGCAAAAAATCTTTTTATAGCATCGAACTTGAGGCTGGTAATAAAAATTGCTAGGTCATACGAGAACTTGGGTCTAGATTTAGAAGATTTAATAAGTGAAGGCAATATAGGATTAGTTAGTGCAGTCGATAGGTTTGACCCAGAGAAAGGCGCTAAATTCTCTACCTACGCTGGCTTCTGGATAAGACAAAGAATAATGAGAGCTTTAAGCAATCATAGCTCTATTATAAGAATGCCTTGTTATCTTAAACAGCTATACCTGAATTACCTTAAATATTTGGAAGCTTATCAAGAAAAACATGATAAAAAACCTTCAATAAAAGAAATATCCAAGTTCTTAAATATCACAGAGAGAAAAGTCAAAGAGATGCTAGAAGCAGCCTCGTCTATAATATCTCTTGATTGTAAAATAAGCGAAGACAATGATGGAGACACTTACGCTGAAGTTATAAAAGATGAAAGAAGCGATGATCCTCTAAAATGCCTATCGACAAAAAACACCACTGAAGTTATAGACAGAGCCTTACAAGAGCTTGACCCAAGAGAGAGAAAGATAATCAGAAAGCGTTTTGGGCTAGATGGAGACAAGCCAAATACCTTGGAGGAAATAGGCGTTATGTTTTCCGTAACTAGAGAGAGGATAAGGCAAATAGAGCGAGTGGCTTTATTGAAGTTCAAAAAAGAATATTCTAAAACTGCTAATTTTTATTTGGACTAAAAAAGGGGAAGTAGCCCAATTGGCAGAGGCAATCGACTTAAAATCGATCAAGTGCGGGTTCGAGTCCCGCTTTCCCTACCATAAAGTTTTTCCTTGACGATAATTTATTTAGAAAATAATATCGTCGCCCATATGAAAAAAGCTCTTTTAGTTGCTCTCTCTGTTTGTTTTTTTGGATGCGCCTCAAACAAATCCTCAATTCTTTTTGAAAACGGAATAAAAGTTTCCAAAAGAAGCGCAAGGACAAGCTGGATGAATCATTTAGGGGCCAACAACCCCAAACTATACGCTGCGATTATCAAAGCGGTGATGCTTAGTGAAAAGTTTGATAGAGAGGTTTTCATTACAAAAATACAAGTTGGGGAGCAGTTCATATATAAGCTAGACAAAGAAAGTCAAGGGGCATATAACGTCATGTCTATCATATGGAAGACTAGGGAGATGAAGTTCGACCATTACAATACCTCAGACGGCCCAGCTATGTCTTCATTTGTAGATGATCTTTATATTGAGCAAAAAGCTCAAAAATTGTACGACTCCCTTAAAATCGGGGAATTTAATTAACATGACAGAATACACCGCATATTATAATAATAAGCAGGTTAAAAAAGTCGTCTGCGATAATAGAGAGCAAGCCGTTAAAAAGGTCAAGAGGTGGTATTACGATAGAATCAGAAAAGGAAAAGGCGAATTCAAGGGCAAAGCCAGATTAGTGTTATCTGTTTCTGATCCGCAAACCGAAATTCGTTACGCTCCGTCTTTTGATACTATGGTAGATAAAAATAACTACCTACTTAAAAAAGATCTCAAAAGAATAATTTCTGAATCTAATGGGCATCTAAAGCTCATCGACAAAAAAGAACTAGACAAAAGGGCGAAAAAGGTGGGCCAAATAAAACAACTCGAATGGATTAAAAGGGACAGGACAGACGACATAGCTCGTCAAGTGGGCATAGTCCCTCACATCTTTACAAACAATAAAGGAACTTTATTTTATAGAGTTACAACTTCAACCCAAAAGACTATTGGGACAAAATGGAATAAGGGCAGCAGAAAGGGGGGCAAACCTATGCCTAGATGGGATGGAGACGGAAGAAGAGTTTGGACGAGCGAATCCTTAAAAGAAAAGCCAGCCTGTTTGGAAAGAGGCAAAAAGGTAACTGAGCACAGATCAAAACTAATAGCCCTTAAAGCTAAATCCTTGAAAGGTGCGGTAGAAGAAATAAAGGAAAGAAAGCTCCACAAACAAGATGTTATAAAAAAATCTAAGCATAGAGTTACAGAAATAGAGACGGCGTTAAATGCGGTTTTTAAACTTAATAAAATTATTAAATGGTTCTCTTTCAGAGGCTCAAAATCCGTTAAGTACATCTTTTGCCCGAATTGCATTAGCATAAACTATTACCCAAATAAAAACACTTTAGAGTACAACCCATCTTGGGTTCATGCATCAGATGAAGAAGCGATAATCAAAAAGTTCAGGTCTTTTCTAAGGTGATAAAAGGAGTAGTGGTAAGGGGCAACTCCAAAAATAAAAAATGGAGACTACTCCCAACAGCAAATATAGTTCAAAGTTCGCCAAGGCTTTCTGTAGGGTCTTATGCAGGAAAGTGTCATCTAAGTCAAAAAGAGCTTGGAATTTGCTTAATAACGGTATACGCTACTGCTCCTAACATAATAGAAGTCTATATAAGCGATTTTGATAAGGATATATACGGAAAAGAAATACGGCTATCTCAAATAAAAGAAATAAAATATAAAGATTTTAAAACGCTTACAGATAAAGGCTTGAAATTAATTTTTAAAAGTTATGAGTCAGAAAGCAATAGTCGAGATAATGAAGGAGATTGATTCAGAGATAGCCTATCACAAAAAACTTCACGAAAGCGATTCTTACTCAGAAAGAAAAATTGGATTCACAGGGTTAAAACTTTTATTAAAACTAAGAAAAAAATGCACAAGCATAATTAAAAAACACTATGATCGAAGTAAAAGTAAAATCAAACGCATCAGGGACAGAAAGCGCAATGAGGGAACTCAGGAAAAAAGTGAGTAGAAACAAAGTCCTTCTTGAACTAAGAGACCGCCGCTTTTTTAAAAAGAAAAGCAGAGTAAATTACGAGAAAAAGAAAGCCGCCAAATACGCAGCTAAAATGCAAGCTGAAGAAGATAGGCGGTGGAGATGAATCTTTTAGAAAAAACTAGGACTTACTTAGTCGGCCATATGCAATATGCAGATGGTCAGGATTGGCGTAAGAAAGTTGAAGAGGAGCTTGAAAAACTCAACATCATCACATTCAATCCTTACCGCAAACCATTCGTTAAAGATGTAGAGGAGGATGAATCGGCTCGCGCCAGAATGGCCGAGGATATGGAGAACGGTCACTACAGTGACGTAGTTGAAAGGATGAGCGTTGTTCGCAGTTATGATCTTAATTTAGTTGATAGATCTGATTTCATTATTGCTCACCTACTCCCAGATGTTGCCAGTTGGGGAAGCGCAGAAGAACTTGTTACTGCGGTAAGAATGAAAAAACCCATTTTCATATCTATGGAAGGAGGCAAGAAAAATACTCCTTTATGGATTATGGGGATGAAAATAGATAAGTATATTTATAATAACATAGACGAGGTTTTGGATATGATTAAAAAAATTGACTCTGGAGATAAGAAAATTGATAGTGATCGCTGGAGGCTACTAAGGAAAGAGCTAAGATGAAAGAAGACGTTTACGGACATTTGGAAGGAACAAAGTTTTGCGTAGAAATTTTTGGAAAACTATACACACGCCCGATTGGGTTTAGAACGTGCTGGTTGTTAAAGGAAGAGGAATTCGAAGAAGGTAATGTAATAGATGAACTCATCACTCTTGCATTATCTGAGTATAGTAAGGTTCACAAGGTCACTACTGAAGATATAAATGAGGCTAATTTTAGTGAAATGTTTAACTGCGATATATATAAATGGCAGAAAGTTAAAAAAGAAGGTTTCAGTAGTCAGTTTTTTTTAACTTGGGAATGGGAACAACTTAAACCTGAAAAACGTTATTTTTACATAGAGAGTAAACACTTAGCAGACATAGGCGATCATAAGGAAGCTACGAGATCAGTTCGTGACCATCTTGACTACTGGTATCAAATGGCGGACGGAAGCGAAGATGGGCATGAAGAGCAGCGTAAAGAAATAGATAAAGCTTGGAAAGAATCATTTCCTTGGGAGGAAGATAAAAATGAGTGAAGAAACACCGGATTTAACTTACTATCTCGACCAAGCAGAAAATTATGGCTTGACTAATGAGGTTATTATTTCTGCAATTAAAATAGCTCAAGCAAACCCAGATTACCCACCGGAAGTTATCATGGACATGGCTTGCGACGACTGGGATATTTAAAATTTGATATTTTTAAAATGATATATTTAATCTATGGACAACCTGCTTCAGGTAAAACCACGTTAGGACAAATGCTCGCGGAGCATCTTGGAACCCCATTCGTTATTGATGGTGATGAGTTTAGGGAGATGTTCACTAACAAAAATTACGGGAGAATCGGGCGTGAAGAGAACATCAAAAACGCTAACGCTGTCGCCACTTATCTGAACAAAAAAGGCGAAAGGGACGATTGGTCAGCTATTTATTATAAAGGGCAAGACGGCAACTCGATCCAAGGTAGGCCAGTTAAGAAAAGCACTGATGTTGTAATGTGCCTTGTTAATCCCTATAAGCATTTAAGAGAAGAACTTACGAAAAATAATGCTGGACAAGTAGTAACGATCTTGCTAACCTCCCAAAGACAGATGAGGCAAGAATATCAAGTTAGCGATTTTGAGAATGGAACTCCAAATATAGAGTTAGCCACAGATCAAGACCCAAATTCGACATTTCAGAACCTGCTCATTGGCCTACTAGCCATCTCAGAAAAGAATAAGCATCTTGATGGTTGCGGGTACGATGATTAAGAAAAAAAAGTATTGACACTACAATATCTTTTTGATAGGCTACAAAAACGATGAGAGCAGTAGAAGTTTACTACAATTTACATAAAAAGTGTCTTAGCGTGAGAGATCGCAAAACGGGCCTTGTCGTGAAACATACCCACGCTATAAGGATAGTTAGTAAGAAGGGTCATTATGGGCGTATAGACTTTAGTGTTAGCGAAAAGGGTAGGAAGAAAGTTTTAGAAACCAGACGGAAGAACGTCCACGCAACCGTGCGCGGTTATGTTCACGATCTAGGTAAGGTTAAATCTTTAGAGGAGCGTAAAGCTAGGAAGCCTAAGACGCTTAGGCAGGTAACTTATAATCCTTATAAGTATGAATCCTTTGTAGACGTTAAAACAAAGGAACCCGTGCATTACGCAAGGGATGTCTTTATCGATGGACAGAAAGTGTACATCGTAAAAGAAGACAAATAGATCTTTAAAATAATTTAGGGACTCGACGGAGACCCTAAGAGAGTGACCGAATAAGCTGTTGTCATAGCAGCTAAGGTGCAATGTTACGGACTAGGAGACCACCAATCTCTTGGGGGTCTGTAGGGTTGGCGCGAAGTAGGGACAGACTTGAACTATCTTGGCTGTGACCCTGAAATCGTTGGAGGCAAACAAGAACTCCTCCCTCTCATTAAATTTCATAGGGAAAATGATTAAAGAATATTGTGATAAATGTGACTGTGAAGTCACCACTAAAAACTGCTCAATCACCATGCACTGTATAGCATGGGATGAGCCTTACGCTGGGCTTTTCGCTCACCGTAGGTGCATTAGATGCTCTCCTTCAAGAGCGCAGCATATTGTTCATCCTGACTTTGAGCCAGTAGTGGACGATAGACCCCAGTTTGACAAACGTAACTCAGAGGTTTTTCCTACCGAGGAAAAAGTAAAAGAGTTCGAGAAGCGTTGGACTGCTGCGTGGCTTATTTGTCAGCATCCAGAGGTTGCAGACGCACAAATGGCAAAGCTCTCTGCTTTATGGAAGTCTCCTGACGAGAGATGAAAGATTTAGCTCCTGACATTTGCCGCCAAAGAATAGTTATTGAAGGCACTCTTCATAACCCTTTCAAGCCTGAAGATATGGATAGGTATTGTCGTGAAATGACTAAAGTCCTAAACATGACTGAAGCAACTGCTCCTTTCTGCAACTATGATCCCGATTATG